TTCCTATTGGTAGAACATTTCCACCTGCATGAAGCCTAGCGTAATTATTACTAACATCTGTAGCATCAAAGCCCAAAATGTATCCTGCTCCTACTACTGGGCCGATTGTTGCCGTTCCGCCTGTTGCCATCATATTTCCGTCTATTGTATCCATCATGTTAGGCATTTTAAATCATCTCCTTTATATCGTTGTACATCGGTGCTTTCATATTGGACTCATCTCCGGCTAGTGTGCCGTTCCATGCTTTTGCCCATGCGTTCCAGCATCGAGAATATAAATCTTCGGAAGATTCTACTAGTACACCATTTAAGTAATTCGCTACTACTGGTGTATTCTTTTCTTCTTTTACTTCTTCTGAAGCGATAACAGATGGTGTTTCATCTATAGGCTTCATCTCTACTGGTGTTTCTACCGGATGAGATGCTTCCCAACTTGCTATCAAAGTTTGTAATGTTTCTGTCTTTAAGTCGTCGTGACCTGACATTCCCATTTCTGATGCTTTAGTAACTAAAGTCGTTCTTTCGTCTTCTATTCTTTGGGATTCTACATTTTCGTATTCATTAACACGACTGTTAGCCATTACCAAATCTGCTTTTAATGCCTCAATTTCTGCGGCGTAATCAATTTCTGAATTTGTTATTTCTTCTGTCATAGTAACTACCTTTCCTGCTTCGCTGATATAAGCACGGTTTGAATGACTTATAATAGTTGCCTCCATAGGTTCTAATTTTTCTATTTTTGTAATCTTTTCTATATTTGCTCTAGGGTAAGCCGGGCGATGAACGATAGCCAAATGGTCAAAATTAAAATCTTCCCCAAATAGTATTCCATCTTCTGTTGCTGATACAGGAACTCCTGAACCACCTATAGAAACACCGTATTCGGGCTTTAACCATAAACCGGATTCTGCGGCCTCAAATAATTCGGGCCTTAGTACGTGGGCTATATATCTAACTTCATAACCCCCCGCGACTGTTGGAAGGAAGGTAGCGGATTTAATATACCCAACAGTAGCCATATCTACCCCCCCGGAGATATTTCTGTCAAATCCAGCCTCACCCTCTAGTGGGTCGGGATGGTTTAAAGTTAAATCCGCTCCTTCCATCTGTCTAGCAACATTTCTTGCACCTTCATTATTAATAGCCCAAGCATTTTTATTCATACCGTCATGAAAAGCAATACCGCTTATTTCGATAATTGTATTTCCTGTTGTGGCTTCTACAAATGTATTAGTAGAATCTACACTTAAGTCTAAAGTAACTGCTATCTTTTTACATTCCCCTGCTATTAATTCTTCACCTACAGGACAAGTACATTCTTCTGATGCTTTCTTTTTCTCGTCGTGATAAGAAGCATCTTCTTGGAAGGAATGACCTTTGTGTGCTAACATACAAGCATCTTCTGAATTACCAGCCTTAGTACATCGTGACATAAAAGCATCATGGGTTTCTGTATCATTAGGTGAAGGAACTGCCGCAATCATATCTGCTGAATCTATATTACTAGCATCATGAAGACAAACTCCTGCGGTTTCACATTTTTCAATACTACCACAAGAATCACAACCTGTTGCCTCAGCAACCACATCTTCTTTAGGTGTTTTGATAACTTTACGAATACCCATGAAGAGCAAAGACTCTCGGTGTTTTATTAACTTATCTTATAATCACGCTAAAACTGGTGACTCCCCTTCGGCAAGAGGGGCCGTTTCAGATTCTACTTCATTCTTTTCTATCCATGCTTGAAGTGATTCAGGAACTTCGGTATCAGGGAATATTGCATCCACAGGACATTCCGGCACACAAGCCCCACAGTCTATACAGTCATCAGGGTCTATTACTAAATAAGTATCCATTTCTCTAAAAGCATCAACTGGGCATACTGAAACACAATCTTGATATTTGTGATTAATACAGGCATCGGTTACTACATAAGTCATTTTTTCTTACTCCTATTTAAAAACCATAATACTATAGAGTCATAAATAATAAAAGGAAAATACATAAACATGACTACTACTATACCACAACATAAACCAAAATATTCTCTATATGTCATTAAGATTGTAACCACTCCACAAATTGCCATAGTATTGCTAATAATGATGCTAAGGTTATTAATAACATTTTTAAGTTACCTAATAAACTATCTATATCTTCTACACACCCATCTAATTCTTGGATGATGTTTTCGTCTTCTTCCTCGCTGTCCACAATACTATATACCTAGAGTGACTTAGAAATATTACTTCTTCTTCTTACTTGAGTTATCAGTTTCATCAAAATCTTGGTAATCAAGAATATCATCCGGTGTTCTTTTATGTGTAGTATTAAACTCATCCATAGCCAAATCGTGCTTTTGTCTTAACGACTCCATACTAAGGTCATGCTTAATTCTGTGTTCTTCAAGCATTCTAACGTGGGACTTTTCTGCTTCGGTAGCATCTACACCTGCTTGTAGTTCTTCCGGCAAAATGTTAATCTTTGCAGTTTCTTTACCCTTGAATAAATCTAATACATTTGTGATGATAAGAAGTGCAGGTCCACCAAGTAGACCTATTACTGTTAATTGTGAATCTGATATATCTCTTTGTTCAACTATACTAAAGTAAGAAGCCGTAGCCGCTATGACTACCCAAGCCATAACTACTCCTAGCCCAAACACTAGCATTAATTTGTCATTCGGTCCGCTACTCTTCGACATACCTAGTACTACATACAAGATGACTTATCAATATTGTTTATTAAAGGTCAGTACTATCTTTTGCTCCGGGTTGTGAATTTTCGGCTGGTACTTCCCCTACTGGTTCGGGAGTACTGATATCTTGCCTCTCATCCCCTTCTATGCCAGCACTAGGTAAATTTAATTGGTCTAAGCATTGATTAAGTGTTAAAAGACCATTAGTATAACCCATACTTACTCTTTGCATAACATTAAGTGGTGTTTCACTATCCATACTATCAAATCTTACTACTGGCAAGTCTGATGGTTTGTAAGAAATACCTATTAAGTCAAGATGTAGGCTAAATAAATCTCTACATGATTCTGATAAAATTCTGTGCATACGACTGATAGCCTGTACTGCCCATAGGTTAGCGTTAAATGTTGCGGCAAACGTAGAACCACTCTCTTGTCCTGCGGCTACTCTTGGTACTTGTAATACCGCAGATATGTCTGCGTTAATAGCATCTAAGAAAGCACTACTGTTTGGTAGTGAGTTTTCTAAATCTACGTGGTGTAGACTAACATAATGAGGTAATACTGGTATTTGGTCGCCACGAAGACCTTCAAACAAACTAATTACTTCATCCATAATATGTGCTAGTCTTTCACTTTGTTCTGCGGGGTCTTGTATATGCTCTATAGCATCTTTACTAATAGTAATGTATTGTTTAGTCATAGAGTCTTCAAGAGACAAACGATTGTTTAGACTGTTGTATTTCATGCGTATTGCTTGCTTAAGGGATGAGAAACGAGATGCGCCCCATATACCGTAAGTTTTCCTCAATCTATTGTCTACAAACCAATTACTTCTAAAATCTATCTTAATGTGTAGTATTTCTGAGGAAGGTATTTCTCTAGCGTTAAGTTTCATTTCTCGCAGTATATATTTGTCAGCATTAATAATAGGTGAATCCTCACTAGCATCAAATATAGAATCTATTCCACCTCTCTCATCTACTATAGTAATTTGTTTTATAGGTAAACTTTGTAGCCCTGTAATACCTACTCCTTGTTTACCTATAATTTTATTTATGTCATTTCCATATACCATAAGGTTACGCATAGCATTTATAAGTATATCATCAAAATCTAAGTGTTCTTCTACTAATTGTCTTATAGAGTCGCGGATAGATGAGTTTTTACCTGTATCGTAGTCTAATTCATAATTATTAGCAGTAAGTGATACTGCTCTGACGGCCCCATTAAGTTCGGGGTCTAATTTTAACATGAGGTCATACATTTCAAATTCATTATCGAATTTACTATCATTTTGTAATCTTTCCGTATCCCTCATCATATCGGGAACTCCGGCTACTGCCTTGAATCCTTCTTTTTTCATAGGTATTCTTTTATTTAATTCTGCTTTTACCGGCTCCGTTGTTTTCCACAATTGATACCACTTACGCTCCGCCATGTATTTTACTAATATTACGTGCTTTTTAAGTATTTGGGTAATTATTTTTATTTTTTAGGGTTTTTTCAGAAAAAATTAAACGATGTACTGCGCTATTATTTTTTAATTCTTTATTTGTTTC